ATATGTAGTTTGCTTACCTGTAAGTGGATGTCTGTATGGTATTCTGTGTGTCTCGCTACCCCAAGCAATTACATTTGGATGTGCGTCTGCCATTCGCATAACGGCAAGTTCCCAACCACTTCTGTAACGTGGAGTTCTTTTGCCTACATATTTTGTAGGATTTGTAGGTGTAAACATACCTTGTTGAAACTTCTTTGCCATAGTAGTATTTAGTTTAAATGACTGGCGGTGTTTCTAGAGCTTCTTTAATTTGTGTTCTTAATTCAGTTGCTAGTCCTGGATCACTTTTTACGTGATATCCTTCATATTGTATTTGTAATGTATATTGAATTGGACCGCTATCACCATAATCTAGTGTATCACCATCTATATTACTGATTATAGGATTTCTTAAAATGATTACGTTAGCGTCTCTTGATGTATTGAACCTTACAATTTTTAAACTTGTAAAGTAATATCTAGAATTACGTAGTACAAAACCTGTATTACTTGTACCTGAACCGCTAAAGTTTTCAGATACTATATCCTCTGTAAATTTAGCAGAACTATTTCCCATCAATCCTGCGTAGTAATATTCAGAAGCATTTTTAAGAAAACGTTCTACTTGTGCATCTCTATCATCATAGACACGCATACTAACAGGAGAATAATCTATACCTGTCTGTATCAAACGTTTTTTATTATATTGATTTTGTGCTGAAACTCTAGAAGTATGTCCTGGCATTGATACGCTTTGAATCCTTGCCATTGGTATGGTAGAAACGGAGCCGCTTTCAGCGCCTCCGATTTCCCATAAACACATAAACTGGAACTTGGTCCTAGGAAACAACGGCTGTACTGCATTAGATCCTGTGTTTACTCCATAAACATCGGTTGCAATGTCACCTAGAAACTTTCCCATTTGTTCCTATCCTAGATTACTGAGCGCCGTCAGTTGTTGCTGAGGATTCTCCGCCTGCAACAATACCAGCATTAGTTAGTTCGTCTATTGCTGATTGTAAAATTGTGTGGCTTGCGTTATCGTAACGGATAGTTGCTGTTACCTGAACCATATCACTTGTGGAGTAGTTAAGGTCACCATACTGAATACTTGGAATAAAGCAACCAACTAGTTCCCATTTATCAAGTACTGCGGCACCGTTACTATCATTATCAAATGAACCATCAAGTGTTATAATTGACATTTTAAATTTGTAGTCTGCACCAGATTTTGCAGATGCTTGTGTAGAGTGGTTAACTTGCTTTGATAGCTGATGGTCTAACGATTTAATGACGTTACCATCCATGTCGTCACGTAACACAAGTGTGATGTCTGACCAAGTATGCTTACCAGCCAAACGAATCTTTGAGTTATATGTATCTAATGTAATGTCTTCATGATCTAGTTGTGGACGAGTGACACTAATAACATTTGTTGTTACAAGTGGCATTCCATCACCACCACTGCCCATGCCTTCAAACTCTACCTTGAAACGATATTGTAGTTTCGGCATAAGTGTAGCAGAAGCATTATCAGTAGGTACACCAAAATTTGTAATTACAGCCATTTTAATCTCCTTTTAGAATAAATTCTTGCTATCTGTATTTATGCCAAATAGCAAGAAAATTTCATTTAATTTCTTTGACAGTTAATGCCTTTAATATCCTGTGGCGGCTGTGCAAAAGGCAGTACATCTAGTAACCATTGAGTACTGATTGCTAGGTTTTCCTTTTGTGAGTTGCCAGTTTCACCACGACTGTATAGATGAATACCACATGCTAAATGCACTGTACCATCTTTAAAGCAGAAACCACTGTGGATTTTGCGTGTATTGACCGCATACCAACGACGTGGTTCGAATTTTACTAGTTTTCCATCGTGGATAAACGTAAATTCATTTTGATTGCAGTTGTTCGCCCAGCAAATAAGACGTAGGCTATCGCCTAATATTTCGCCAGTTGGCTTGACGGACTTCCACTTATCTCTGTGAGGGAATAGATAGTCTCCACTATCATAAAGCATACAACCTACTTCTGTTGCATTCTCCGGTAAACCCCAACCTTCTGGGACAAAGTTATATTCCCAACCACCCTTAGGACCATTTTCAGGACCTTTAAGTTGATTATCTTTAGTTGGTCTTTGTCTCTTAATTAATTCTGGTCTGCTGTTAAACTCAATACACTGATCAATTACATTTTCTGGTACCCATGCATCAAGCTCAATAATGTCGCCTGCACTCTGGAATAACCATGTAGTAGTCATGTAAGGAACTTCTTTAGACTGAATATCTGTGAACATGTCCATATTTGAACTCCATTTTATTTTAACGTTAAAAAAGGCATATTGCCTCATACGTATTTATGTAAATCAGTCATAATAAAAGCGGGCAGTTAATTAAATGCCCGCTTTAATTAGTTTTTATTAGCTAAGTTCGCCTGTATTAACAATACGGATTGGAATGTAAATAAATTCTGCCGCTTTTGTTGGCTCAATAGCCACATCAATGTATAACTCGTTTGCGTCAATTCTTGCAGGTGTGTTGTTTGATGTATCACAAACTACTGCAAAGTCGTATACGCCACGCTGTGTAAGGATATTTGATAAGAATCCATCAAATGTTGCCTTAGCATTACGTCTTGTATTTGCATCATTTGGCTCAAACAAGTATGGTCTGCCAATAACTGCAAAGCGTTCTCTTAGATACGCTGTTAGACGTGCAACGTTAACACGATCAAGAGCACTTGCACTTGCCGCTAGAGTTTTCTGTCCAAACAACATAATGCCTTCGCCAGGGAATCTAGCAATAGGATTTAGTTTGTTTTGGTACATTGCATCTCTGTCGCCCTGTGTTAGAGCTACTGGAACAAATTCGCCTTCTGAATTTAAGTGTCCAACGTTTGTTGCGTTTTGTACGATACCACGTGTTAGACCTGCTGGAGCAAACCACTGGAATGCTACCTGGTCGTTGTATGCATATGAATAAAGTACACTATGTGATGCTGGAGCAATTACATTTTTACCACTAATTGGGTCGCTTGTAAGCACACTTGGATAGTATGTTGCACCGTATGTATTGCTACTTACTAGTCCAGCCTCGCCGTTTGCTACTGCATTTGTACCTTGTACCCATGCAATGGACTCTGTTGGAGTTAAACGGAATGGTGAGTCAACAATTACAAATGCAGTTTCATTTCTGTCACTGTTTAATGTAAACATTTCGTCTGCCATTTCAGGATAACCTGGAGTTGCAATTAAACGGAACTGGATTGTTTCTTCACGTAGTTTTGTACTTGCCGCTGATGCTTGCATCTTTGCAACAATTACTGCTCTTTGAGCATGTCTACCAAAAGAACCTGATCCGTTAGGTTGATTTCCTGCCGCATTACGCCATTTCCATGTAGTTGATAGTCCTGAATCATATACTCTTACAGTATTACCACTACGGTTCATGTTAATTGCTGTTGTGCCTGATGGATAAATTAATGGATTAGGTCCATTTGCAAGTACTGCGCCACTTGCTACAAAAGTACCACCTGCGTTTGCCTGACTTGTAATGTCACCAAATACAACACCGTCACTTGTAGATTGATCTGAATTGTCTTTAGCAACCCAAGATGTGCCGTTATGTCTGTAAATTACAGGATAACCTGCCGCATCTGTATCAACCCAATAGTCACCGTCTGCTAGTGCATTTCCGCCTGAATCCTGTGAAGGTGCCGCAGAACCGTACTGTACGTCTTCGACTTTTTGCCATTTTTGTACGCCACTGTCTACTGCTACTTCATAAACATCTAATTCATTTAGATCTGGATCAAACCAATATGTACCATTTACTGGATTACCTACTGGTTCTGTAGTTGAAACACTCATTGTATAACCACCAGTTGCAGTTGTGCTTGATGTTGAAATATCATCAAACTCATCATTTGCAGAATCGTAACGTTTAATTGTTACAATACCTGTATTTGTTGCTGTTGGTGATACTGCAAGCCAAATATCGCCTTCTTCTAGATCGCGGACCGCGCCTGCAGAGCCGTCATGATTTTTATCTGTAATAATTCCTGTTGGAACTACGCCTGAATCGTTTGCATATACTGGTGTTTGCTTTGTGAATGAACCACTTGCAGTTGTGTATAATGCAATATATGGATCTAAACCTGATCCTGGAACTGTTGTTTTAATCCAAATATCATTTGTAGTTGGACTTGCTGGTGCTGTGTAGTGTGGCTCAAAACTAACGTCTACTGTTGTATAGTTAGCATCAAGTAGTGTCCATGCACCACTTACACCTTTGTAATAATAAAGTTGTGTGTCGTTTGCGTCATTAACAATTTCAACTAGGAAAGTATCATCAACTACTGCCGCAGTTGCTGAACCAGCAGTAGCAACGATTTCTACTGTTGGTGTTTGTACTTCCCACTGGCTTGAAGCTGAGTATTGATGAATACCAAAACTAGAAGCAGTTGGATTTAGCCAATATGTGTTATTGTCCGCAGGACCTGTTGGTGCAGTTGAACTTGGACGAAGTGATGTTAGATCAACGTCTGCTCGCATAATATATGCGGCTGATGCTTGACCTAAAAAACTGTATGCGGCCATAAGACCGTATTCATTTGTTTCGTCGCCTTGTTGAACTGTACCAGATACTTGTCTAATATCAACGTTACCAAAATACTGTGTAAGTTCACGTTGTGAAGTTACTAGTACAGGTGAACCTGAATTAGTTGATTTTGTGAATTTTGCAATTCCATCAGTTTCTGTACCAGTTGGATCTGTCTTGTCACTACCAGTTGCTATAAACAACATTGGGACAGTACCAGCGCCGGCTGGGCCATAAACTGACTCGTCTGTTACTGAAACCTGTACGCCAGGTGAAACAAGATTTGCCATTTGGAGTTCTCCTCTCATTATTAGAACATAATGTTCTTATATGAATATTTATCGGATTACCCAAATAGAGTGCTGATATAGAATTATGTGTAGTTTTAATTTAGTTTGGAAAGTGTTTCGACTTGAAAGGCGTCGAAAGTGCCTGTGTTGTTTAGTTCAACATCAAAATCCCACCCTGCCCAACTCCATTCACTTGCATGTACTTCGGGGAATACAACGTTCATTGAATTGTTTGGTTCTTTATTAGTTTTATTTTGATTGACATTACATGCAGTTGCCCACCATAAAGGCTTATCATGTCTCCAGACTACGGCAGTAGTACCGCCTAATTTTTTAATAATTTTAAGTTCATTAAAAAATCTACAGTCTGAAATTACTACATTTTTTGTTGCCATCTCAACTTGCCTTTCACAGGCGGCAACCCAAATGTCTGGATGGAAATGTGTACGCAATACATCAGTACCAACATACTGTAATGCATAACGTGGAGTAAAGTTAGGAATATCTAAACGTTTGCTCCACCATTCATCTGGCATTTCTCTAAATGCTCTACTTTCAGGTGTGTTTCCTTCTAGAAGAATTCTATCCCAACCAAAAATACTTGCACACGCATCTTTCAATACACCTGCAAAACTGATTCTTTGATATCCTTCCGCAATAAGAAAACCTGCGGCGGAGTCTTTACCATGGCCAATAAGGCCACAAATGCCAATAACTTTTTTCATGTGTTTATTATACTAAGAAATTTTAAGTTTGTCAACCGATAACAAATGTTAGCGGAGTACTTCCTTCATTATAAAGTGTAAGTTCTGTTTCTAATTTGTCTATATCTTGTTGAGCATCAGTACGTAACTGATCTGCGTTCATTGTAGTACCACCTTGTGGTCCTGCAATCTGTGTAAACTTACCACGTGCTTCTGCAAGCATCAATCTTACATGAGCAAATGCATAGTCTTTTAACCAAGGAGACGCATATGTATCTTCTAATAAGTTTTCTTCAGGTCTATACATATAAACATGCAATACTACATCATCTTCTGCTTTTATCATTCTTTGTAAAAACAGACGTTTGGATTGTGGTCTCCAAGTAAACATAAGTTCTGCACCAAATAGTCTACCCATTGTTTCTCTATACTGATGTAAGAAATCAAACATTGTTAAGCCACCAGGTCTATGGGCTCCTAACATATATGTATTAAGGTAAGCCGCCTGGAAAGGTTCAATGTCATTACCAGTTCCACTGCTAACACCAGTTGTACGTCTGTAAATGTCTTTTACTTCCATTATTTCATTTGGTAAAGTATATTCGTTTTGCTCTTTTTGTAAAGTTAGCATAACAAAAGATTCTTCAACTGCATTTTCTGCCCTTTGGCGATACTTTGCAATACTTTTTTCAATGGCTAATTCGTAATGTTCAGGATCAAGCTCTACGTCAACCATTTGGCCGCCTAGTCTTAGTTCCATTTCTTTGATTAATTTAGATCTCATACTCATTGGTGTACCTCTACTTGTATTTATTACAGAAGTGTAGGCAGACATCACTTGGGTTACTAATCCAGCCTGGATATTATATATTTTCTTGATATTGTTTGTGTTTTGCTATATCTTCTAATGTATGATGGTT